GATTCAACCACCTGCTGTGGCGTGGCAGGAGTGCCCGGATTCAATCCGAACACAGCAAACTTGAACTCCTTTATAAAAAACGGGCGGATAAATTACAGACAAAAAATGGAAGAAATTGGGACGGCGAAATGCTTTCTTGATGGATATCTTCAGGATTCTGTTAGCAACATAACAATAAAAAAAACATCGTACAAAGAAATGATGGAAATTGCCACGAATACAAAGGTATTTCTGAATATTATGGGCGCTGATGTGACCGGTGGCGAGCCGGATATATTGAGCAATTGAGCAGATTAAAAGATGGCTGAAAAATATACTGCAAACCAGATGATAGAAGCGTTGCGCGAGAAGCACGGCAACTTGTCGGCTTCGGCGCGTTGATGATCTGGAAGGACGGTGACGGGAGAGTTGGCGAGGGTCGAAAATAGCGACCGCGAGTGTTTGTGGACGTGGTCGCGGTTGTGCGAGAAAACGAGGTTGATCTGGCAAAGATAAAAAACCGCATTATTGGATCAGGCGAGGAACAGTTAGACCAAATTATGTTCAATCCGCGCAACTGGCGGATTCACCCGTTAAGCCAACAGGACGCGCTAAAAGGCGTGCTGGAAGAGGTCGGGTGGGTGCAGCAGGTTATTGTCAACAAGCGCACGGGCAACCTGATTGACGGGCATCTGCGTTGCCAACTTGCGGCGCGTGAGGGTGCGCAGACTATTCCGGTGGTCTATGTAGACGTGAGCGAGGACGAGGAAGCGCTGGTGCTGGCTACGCTTGACCCTATCGGCGCAATGGCGGCAACGGACAAGCAGAAGCTAGCGGAAATACTGTCAAGTGTTGAAAGCAAAAACGAGCAAGTAAACCGGCTAATTGACGACATAAAGTCAAAAGAGGTTGGCTTTGATATTACAACCGAAGAACAAAAAGAAGCAGTAAACAAGGAAAAGCCTAAACGAGAAATTGACCTAATTTATACAGCAGGATCTATTGGCAAAAACGCCGTAGAAGAAAGCGGAGTTGTATTGACGCACTGCTGCCTTGCTGTAAAAAGTGGCTGGATGTATGGCGTTCAATCAACCGGTTCCGGCGGTGTTTGTTCTGTGGCAAATTATCAAAAATCTCATAAAGTGCAATTTATAGATCAAGATTATTTCAATTATGACCACGCCAGCCACACGGAAGCAGTAAAAAAGCACAAACCTAAATACTGCACGGTCAGAGACATTATGACCAAACATCAATGTGAAGAAGCCGGTATCAAATATTATGATTTTGATACGATTTTGGCTTGGGCGGAAGAGTTAGAACGGTACGCAGAAAACGTTATTGTTATTCCAAAGTACGACTGCATAAAAGATATTCCAGAGCGTTTTGTGCTGGGTTATTCAGTGCCAACGTCACACGGTGGAACACCCTTACCGATTGAACTATTTAAGGGGAGGCGCGTTCACCTGCTTGGAGGATCACCGAACAAACAGATAGCCTACTGGCAACGAATACCTGATGATGTCGTAAGCATTGACAACAATTACATTCTCAAAATGGCTAACTTTGGGCAAGCATGGTTCCCTGATGGAACGGCAAAGTCTGTTTCAGAAATGGGTTTTGGATTAGTGACTAACCCGCTCTATATTGCGCTGGTTGCAAGCCTGGGCAATATGGCGGCGGTATTTTGGAAAACAGGTGCGGTCGACGCACAAATTCAAATAGATGGCGGTAACGGTCAACCCGCCGAAGAGGAGTAAAACCGATGATACCAACAATTCTTGTTTCAGTGGCTTATGTAGCCGCACAAATACTGGCAGACGTGGCAAGTCTACGGGTTGTTATGTTTGCTGGTATGTCAATGGACGCAGGCACGCTTGTTTATCCACTAACTTTTACGCTCCGAGATATGGTGCATAAAGTGGCGGGGGTGAAAGCGACACGCGTTCTCATTCTTGCAGCCGCAGGAATAAACGTTGTTATGGCAGGTTTATTCTGGCTGGTGTCGGTTATGAAACCCGACATGAGCGTCGGACTTCAAGCCGAGTTTGGCAGGGTGTTAGCTCCGGTGTGGCGAATAACACTCGCATCAATTGTGGCTGAAGTTGTGGCTGAAATGATTGACACTGAGGCATATCGGTTTTGGGTTGAAAAGGTCACTAAGCGTTACCAGTGGTTACGCGTGCTAATTTCAAATGCGTTCAGCGTTCCAATTGACTCACTAATATTCGTGTGGATTGCATTTGGTGGTGTATTGCCAAAAGAGGTAATCTGGTCAATATTCTTGGCAAACGTAGTAGTCAAAGGTGCAACCACTTTGATCAGTTTGCCGGGCATCTATTTAGTCAAGGAACGGAGTTAATATCCTAAATGTCGCGCGGCGTGCAATTTAAGAATGGCGAGATCATCAAAGCACTCAAAGAAACAAAAGGGATGGTCTATCTCGCCGCAGAACGTTTAGGATGCAACCGGAAGACTATTGAACGCCGGGCAAAAACAGTCGCAGCTGTGAAGGATGTTATTGATAATTATCGAGGGCGGCGAATTGACATTGCCGAGTTGAAACTTGAAAACGCACTAATAAACGGTGAACCCTGGGCAATCCAGTTCACGCTCAAGACCATCGGCAAGCATCGCGGCTACGTTGAGCGGCAGGAAGTGACGGGGGCGGATGGCGGCGCGGTCACGGTCAGGTGGGATGATGAAAACAACGATTGACGCGCAACCGCATCCAGGGCAACTCGAAGTCCACAACAGCGATGCACGTTTCAAAGTGCTATCGGCAGGCAGGCGGTGGGGCAAGACGCGGCTTGGAGTCAATGAGTGCCTGGACGCGGCGAGCAAAGGCGGGCGCGCGTGGTGGGTGTCGCCATCTTACAAGACCAGCGAAGTTGGCTGGAGACCTTTACGACAAATTGCGCGCAAGATACCGAATGCTGAAGTTAGGCTTGCAGACCGCGTGGTTATTCTCCCGGGCGGTGGAATGGTTGCAATTAGATCGGCGGATAATCCTGACAGCTTACGCGGTGAAGGGTTGGACTTTGTAGTAATGGACGAATGCGCGTTCATGCAAAAAGAGGCTTGGGCTGAGGCAATCAGACCGGCGTTATCAGACAGGTTAGGCAAGGCATTATTTATCAGTACTCCGAAGGGAAGAAATTGGTTCTGGGAAAACTACCAACGCGGCATCAATGGCGAAGAAGGCTGGGAATCGTGGACGTTCCCGACTTCATCGAATCCGTACATTTCGGCAAGCGAAGTGGAAGCGGCACGGCGTGACTTGCCGGAACTTATCTTCAGACAGGAATATCTGGCAGAGTTCGTGGATGACCAGGGCGGCGTGTTTCGTAGGGTCCAAGAAGCGGCTGTTCTTACTCCGCAAGAGCCGCAAGCAGGCAGGCAATACGTGGCTGGCGTGGACGTGGCAAGCAGCGTGGACTTTACGGTTGTGAGCGTGCTGGATGTTGAGAGCAAAGAAATGGTCTACATGGACCGCTTCAACCGTGTGGATTATCCGGTGCTGATAGATCGGCTTGAGTCGGTTTATCACCGCTACGGTCTGACTTCGATGATTGTTGAGTCCAACTCAATCGGGCGACCGGTGATTGACGAACTGGTGACGCGGGGCTTGAATATTGTACCATTTTTGACCACTTCTGCCACTAAGCAGGGAATTATCCAGAATTTACAGTCAGCCTTCGAAAATGGGCAGATTTTGGTCTTAGACGAGCCCGTGCTGATTGGTGAGCTGTTGAGTTTTGAGAGCAAGCGCAATGCAAGCGGAAGTTTTTCTTACAGCGCGCCTGATGGAATGCACGACGACTGTGTGATGAGTTTGGCTATTGCGTGGAGTGGAATGCAGGAACGCGTGCAAGTTATCAAGAATCCCTTTTATGAGTATTAGAGCGAGGCGTTATGGGTATAATGGATAATTTCAGAAACTGGTTGCTCGAGCCGCTGTTAGGGCGTGAGGCTGTACAAAGAGCGACTGTAGCCAGCGTGAGCCGCAATTACCGGCGCGGGCAGCACAAAGCACCGATCAAGACCGCCGATGATGCTATCGTTGTGAATTTCATTGGCTTACTGGTAGACCGCTCGGTTGCGATGTTGTTTGGCAAAGAACCGCAATTCGATCTTCCTGGTGAATCAGACGCGCCGGTGCAACAATACATTGACGAGGTTTGGAACGCTAACCGCAAGATGCAATTGCTGAAACGCGCGGCGGTGTATGGGGCTGAAACTGGCACGTGCTACGTTAAGATATTGCCGGATGGGTCGGTGAATAGAGACGGCAAACTTGTACCTCGGCTGGTTGTGTTAGACCCCGCTACCGTCACGATGGACGCGCTGCCGGAAGACATTGACACCATCATCCGCTATACCATCGCTTACACGATCACCGACCCTGTGACCGGCAAGGATAAGACCATCAAACAGGTCACGGAACACGATGTTGAAACCGGCTATTGGACGATCACTGACTATGTGAGCGTGAACGGCAACAAGTTCGAAGTCACGAATCAGCAGACGTGGGAGTACGACTTTGCGCCGATTGTACACTGGCACAACCTTCCGGATGTTGGTAGCGTTTACGGGCGACCGGACATAACTGCTGATATGATTGACTTGCAGGACAAGATCAACTTCGTTTCCAGTAACACCGCGAAGATCATCAAGTACCATGCTTATCCGAAGACTTGGGCACGCGGCTTCCAGAACTCCGGCAAGATAGCGTGGGGCGTTGATGAGATGGTAACTACATCCGACCCGAACGCGCTTATTCAGAACCTCGAAATGCAGAGCGACCTATCCAGTTCGTTGGCATTTATCCGCTATTTGAGACAGGCATTGTTCGACGTGGGCAGAACGGTTGACATTGAATCTATGGCGGACAAATTAGGCAATTTAACGAACTTTGGCTTGCGCGTGCTATATCAGGACGCACTGAGCAAACTGGAAGAGAAAC